CGATTTGAATGAGTGCACCAGTATTTGAAGGAACAACCCCGCACGTTTCTGATCGCTATATCACGACAGAAATTGCAGGCGAGGACATTACAATCGGCCAAGTTGTCGAAATAACCGCTGATTGGACAGTTAAGAAGCCCACCACAAACCCAAGCCTCAAAAAGTGTGGAATCTGCCTGACAAGCGCACTTAATGGCAAAGCAGTCTCAGTACTGTGGCGAGGGCTAGCACGAGCAAAAGCCTACGGGACAATAAGCGCGGGTGATTATGTTGGCTCAGGACCTCTAGGGACAATTCAAACAATCCCTGGGGTAACGGCCCTAGACTGTAACACAAGCGCTGGAACAGCATCAGCAATTAATCAATCGCGTGCCGGAATCGGCTGGGCCAACGCTGGCGCCACAAGCGGCGGCACAGCTTACGTCCTGGTTTTGTAGGTGGTTTAAATGAGTTTTCAAAGGGATGCTTTAACGTGGGTTGACACCGGCGCAGTTGCGTATCCAGCGTTGCACAAGAAAATCATTGAATTAACCATGCCCGCACTCGTCGTCAAGAAGCTATTCCCAGAATTTCCGCTGGTAGCCGGGAAAACAGCGACCTTCGTAAAGGAAAGCGGTTCAAGGAGCGCTGCGATCAGCGAGATAAGCGAAGGCGTTGAGATTCCAATGGATTTCACACCACTCACCTACGTTACTGTAACGCCGTACAAGAAGGGCCACCGGGAACGCATCACGAGAGAGCAGATCGAAGACCTCTACATTCCCGTGATTGAACAGCAGCTTCGCCGTTTAGCGCGGCGAATGGCCTACACTATTGATCTCGACTGCATGAACGTCATCAACAACGCAGCGGCAAACAGTTCATCAGGATCGGGCACAAGCCTAAGCGCAACCGGCACAGAGTTCACGATCAGCGGCGGCCTCGGCACCAAGGACATCTTGAATGCGAAGTTAAAGATTGAAAGCTATAGTTTCATTCCTGACACCATACTGCTTAACCCTATCAACGCCCGCGACGTAATGTACTTGCCCCAGTTCAGTCTTCACATGGAATACGGCGAGCCGGTGATGCAATCAGGAATACTTGGAACTATCTATGGCATGGCAGTGCAAATAAGCACAGTTGTCTCAGCGGGCACCGCGTACATTCTGAGCACTGGCCAGAACTTGAGCGCTGCGTATGCTCCTATGGGATTCTTCGTGATCAAGAGGCCATTGATGAGCGACGTTGACCCGAAGAAAGAGTTTGACAGTGTTGACGTGTCGTTAACGACCAGGTATGCGCCTGTTGTCTTGTGTGGAGAAGCCATCTTCAAAGTTACGAATCTAGCAACCGGTTAGACCTGAAACATATACAGCGAGTTTCCCGTTTTTTCGATGTCATTTTTTCTTCTTTGTTGTTTCAAAGCCTACTCACATGCGGGGTAGGCGAAACAAGTCGATGTAGGGAGGTGAATGGCCAAAATGAAGAAAGTGTTTCTTCTAGCTGTGTTGGTTCTAGCGGCAGCTCTATGCTTGGCGAGTCCAGTGTTTGCTGACACGACAACGCCAACCGCCGCATTCGACCCATCATTCCTGATTGAGATGGGCGTCGTCTTCGGTGGAATAGCAACTCTGGCTTTCGTAATAGCCGAGCTAGTAGGCATGTACACTACGAAAAGCTCGCAAACTGGTCTCCTACAGACAAGTTCAACCGCTATTAACGCGATAGTTGCCATGACTGGCGTGGGAGTGACAGCGAATCAAGCCGCAGCCGTTACAGAAATATCGGGCATACCTACAGTGATACCAGCATCAAAACCAGAAGTGACCAAATAGTCTCAACTAGACCCCTTTTTTTTGGGGTCTTGACGTAGACGTCAACCCGCATTTGTGAGAGCACGCTTTCATTCCTCAAACAGTCTCCTTTCTCCTTTCGGGTCGGGAGTTAGAGGGGTTGCTCCCGGCGGAAAGTTGACGTCCAGCATGTAGGTAGATACGCATGAGCAAGGTTCTTGGAAAGGGCAACTACATAGTTGCAAGGGTGAACGGTGCGAGGCAGGTTTTGACTAGCGCTGAGCTTCAGAGGCTCATTGACGCTGGATACGACGTAGAAGTCGTGACAGCGTTTTGACTGAGTTGAAGAAGCTTAGCAAGATCATCTGCGAGAAATGCAGTGTCTGCGACTATCAGGTCTGCCTGCGATGTGACGCTAAAAAACTGATTGATAGTTTGGTCGAGTCAACATGATAACGTATATTGAAAACGCTGATGTGGCAGCGCAGCTGAACGCAACGTATGACGCTGTGAACAAGGTCTACACTGTCTACGGCCTTAACATTGCCGAGTCAAGCCTCACAGCGCATGTTGCCTTTGCGAACAACTACGTGAACGCGCTCTTAGGGACTGACCTGTCCGCTGCTGACCCGAAGTATCAAGGCGCTTGGATGGCAGCGTTAGACCTTGCATGCATGCGGATACTAGTGGTTTCTTCAGGCGGAGCTTTGGTAGGCGTGTTTGACTATTTCCTGGGAGACCTTCGGGTTGCGAGGGCAGGGCCTTACGCTGAAGCTATACAGCGTACGATAGATGGGTTGAAAGAAGACTTTGCACGTCAAATCGTGAACCTTTCAACAGCCGTTAAGGTTAAGACTGCTCAGGCAGCAGAGGACGTGCCAACTTATAAAGGCGGACTGGTAACGCCATGACTTCTGCGTCAGTCATATCAACGCTCCTCCAGGAGAACTGGAGCCTGCAGAGCCCAGCAGCAAGCGACATCTATTGGGCTGACACGAAAGTCGAAGCTATGGACTGGGCGAAAGTCGGCAAAAACTTTGTCATCGCATGTTATAGCCCGTCAGGGCCTGTGCAGGCTGTTCCGCTTAGCAGGGAAGTGTGGCAAAAAACTGAGCAGGTCATGGTTGACATTCTTGTTAAGGTCACGGGCACGGTTGATGATGCGTGCACTTTGCGAGAGACAATGAGAAATGAGGTTTACCGCATAACGCATAAAGTTGAGCTTTCAACGCCCGGGTATCCAGACGTGCATGTGCAACGTGAACCCTACAAGACTGAAAGCGGTGAATTGGCAAGAAGCGTGATTCAGGTTGCCCTCGTGAGCTTTGACATAAAGAGCTGACATCCTTGAGCGTCGCGGTAAAGATCGCGGTATCTGATACAAGGGAACTTCTTGCGAACTTGAAGGAACATTTCCCAACGGCTTTAGCGAACGGAATCGAGAATTCAATGCAACGTGTTTCGCAATCAATGTATGAAGAAGCAACAAGGCTTGTCCCCGTGCGCACCGGTTACCTGCGGAGCACGATCGCTATTGAGCCGGGCGGCAAGTGGATTCTGAAAGTTGTTGCCCGGGCAAGCTACGCTGCTATGGTGGAGTGGGGCACAAGCAGGATGGCTCCGCGCCTCTTTATGACGCGTGCTGTCGAGATGCATGGGAGAGAGATGCACGAAGCAATTGTGAATGCTGTACAGGACGCGATCGCGGACACGTTCCGTTAGGGGGGCTTAAGATGCACTGGGAATTGCGGATGCACTTAACAAAGAAATTCGTGAACCTTGCGACGCGGATCTTATGCCGTTTTGTCCCAGAGGCGAAGGCAACTTATCCGCAGACGAAGATGCTTGAGGACATATTCGCCAGGTTGCAGCATGCTTACCAGATCGAAGTTTACGCGGGTCGTTTTGATGATGTGCCATTCCAAACTCTCAAGGGATTGAAAGACAAGCATTTCCTCAAGTTCCTTGAGCTTTCCAAGAAGATCATCATTTACTTAGGTGAGAACGACCGTTATTATCGTCAATGGCTCGGCTTCGCCATGTTGCTCAATAAAGATAGGGTTGAGCAAGAACTTGAGAAATTAAGTTTTGAAGATTTTCTCAGGCTCACGAACAATCAATGGGATTTCGACTTAAGAGGCGCTGTTCGCGCTGAGTATTTCGAGGTACACAAGAAAGAATTCCTCGACATCGTTCTCGCCAATTTCTTGATGAATCTCGCAGTCAGGCCTTAGAATCAGGCCTAGCAGTCAGGCCTAGCAGTCAGGCCTAGCAGAGACAGAGCATTTCTCCACTTTCAGATTATCACACGTGTGATAATCAGGCCTAGCAATCAGGCCTAGCAACTGGGATAGTAGCGCGAAAGAAGGCTCGCATGTCGGGCTTTCCGCGATGCAAAAAAACATGTGAGAGGTGAAAATGTAAAATGAGTCTTCCAGTGATAGGCCGTAACGCAGTCATAAAGATGGGGACTACCGTAATCGGCTACGCAACGGGCGTAACAGGAAGCATCAATGTTGACAAGATCGAAGACTACGCTTTGAATTCTGACAAACCTGCGATCTTGGCCGCAGGAAACAAGCACTTCAAAATCAGCGTTGACAAAATGTGGGTTGACAATGTCTATGCAACGGCGATTCTCGCGGGCACTGCTGTTGATTTCGAGATTGGTCCAGCGGGCACGACAACGGGAAAAGTGAAGTACACAATCAAGAACGTGATCCTAGAAGTCATGGACTTCAAAGCTGATCAGAAAGGCATAGTCACGGAAAAGATCAGCGGAACAGGAAACGACTTCACAATCGGCACGTACTAGGCTCTCGCAGACTCTAGTGAGGTAATATGCTATGAGCGAATGGGAAAGAACAGCAGAATTCAAGAAGGCTCTCGAAGATTATGAGGCGCGAGAGCATAAAAAAGCTGAAGCATTTGATCCGAAAGAGCTTCTTTGCAGAAGCGTGATAATTCGCGAAGTCCTAGACACGCAAAGTGGCAAGATCATAAGATACGGGAACCTTGTCTTTGAAGATTTGCCAGCAATCAGAGCAGCAGAAACCAATGAAGAAAAGAGCATCGTGATCCTGCATAGAATGCTGAAGAAGGCGTACAAAGACTTGACTCTTGACGACGTGAAGCATTTTGAGTTCACAGAAGCAACAAGAATACTAGCGTTAATCTCCGGCCCAAGTTTTTTACAAACTCAGAAGCAATTGCAGAGTGGATCAGAAGTGACGCAACAGCCCAAAGAATCGGCCTCCTTGCCCACGAATATCACTTGAGCCTAGATGCGATCGGCCAATTATCTCCCTTTCAGGTTGAGTTCTTAGTTCAGTGGCGAGAATGGTGGAGTAAGCAGCAGTGAGCAGCGAAGTTGAAATTCGCCTAACAGCAGTTGATGATGCAACAGACGTTATCAACAAAGTTGCTGGCAACGTTGAAGCGGCATCAGGGCAGATTAACGCCAGCGTTGAGCAAACTGTTGCTGCCACTAAGGAATCAACGGCGAGCACTAAAGAAACTGCTTTGGCATTCAACAACCTTGCTACCGCAGGCTTTAGCCTGTACAACAGCTTTGACCGCATCCACGAATCGGAAGTGGCACTCGATAGGGCAAACTTGATGGTTGCAAAAAGCACAGAAACGGTTGAGAGAGCCCAGACTGCTTATAATCAAGCGGTAGAGAAGTTTGGGCCTGGTAGCCAGCAAGCAAAGGACGCAGCAGACAAGCTTACCATAGCAACGGATGCGCATACGGTCGCCTGTGAAAGACAGGGCCTCGCGCAAGACAACGTGAACAAGAGCATGGCAATGGCGGCGATGAGTGTTGTTCCATCGATTATCACGGTCATTACGAGTTTCACGACTGTTGCCGGCGGAATGAGCGGCGCGATCGAGGGCATTAGTGCCGCGCTTGACTTTCTTTCTGCGAACCCCATCATTCTGGTCATTGCAGGCATAGCCGCTTTGGTAGCAGGCCTGATTTACGCTTACAATAATTGTGGCCCCTTCCGCGACGCGATAAACACGATTGCATCAATCTTGGGAGGGGCACTTACGGAAGCAGCGAATGCGATCATTGCTGCTTTAACGTGGTTCTGGCAGAATGTTCTAGTGCCCTTGGCTACCTTTCTCCAGAACACGTTTGTTGCAGC